CTATGATATCAGAATGCAAATTAACTGTAAACTTGCCGCCTGCTGCTCCGTTTAATGTTGCTAGAATGTTTTGTGGTTTGGATTTTCTTGTACTGAGCCCGCCATACGGCAAACCCGGCAGTGCGAAACTGATATGTATCCACACAGTCTTGCCTGGTAGATATTCCAGCAGCAGTTGATCGTACGGTATATTTTGTTCAATCCATTTGGCAATTTCAAAATAGCTGTGAGCAGGAACTCCACGAAACTGTAGATCTGCTGCTTGCCCGGTGCCATGAGCTCCGCCACCAATCGATGCACCGTGTCTGTATGTGTTGGTTACTAATGTGTTCGGGTACTTGGCTTTGATGGGTTCTATCACATTCTGTGCCAATGCGGCAAGGTTGTTTACCACTGCCTGTGGCCCTGATACCAACGGTGAATGTTCTGCTAACTGAGGTATAGTTCTAGGGAAGGTGACATTTTTTATCATCTGCGCCAATGTGGTACCTTTGGGTGTCAACACCATATCCATAGTTATTGTAGAAGGAACGGGTGTGAAAGGCTGTGCTGCTTTGGCTGCTGTGGGCTTCACACCTTCTGTCTTAGGAGTCGGAGTAGTGGTCAGCGTTCTGTGTTCTTCTGCGGTAATCCTACCCTCTGCTAAAAATCTATCTGCTTCTTGTTTGCCTAGTACATTACCGTCATCACCTTCCACATTCTGTACAGCCGATACCACAGTGACTCTAGGGACTGATGTAGCAGTAAATGCGCCCGGAGTAGATGATGCATTGTATAACGCAATAATCTGGCCATTAGCGTAGACGTTGGCCGCATCATATACAGGTTCTACACGCCCGTTATCACCAAATCTTAATCCAACAATAGAATTAAAATTATGCTTGTGTGGTACTAGATAGTGTCCGCCAGCTGTTGACGAATCTGCATTTGACGGATTAATTGTTGGAGTTGTTGCCACCTTTAGAAATCCTTAGGTAAATCTTTTATTTTATTGAAATAATCTATAAATTCTGCAAAGGTAATCTTCTCAGGGCCTGTGTTTTCGATGTATAATTTATAAGTTGAAATTAATCCAATCCAATCCTGCGGACCTTTCGTGTGTATGCCAGCACCCTTGGTTCGATCATAAATTCCTGCAAGTGATCGTGATGTGTCTTCGGTTGCTCTAGCGGTATTTTCAGATGCTTGAGCTATTTCTGATAGTATGGTTCCAAGCGGGGTTGATCCGTTATCAAATACAATGTTAAAATTTGAACAATTAATTGTATGTGCCGCACTATTGAGTATTTGTGCATAAACTTGCGCAGCACTACCCTTGCTTGTTCCACTTCCGCTAGAGGTTCCTCCTGTAGGAGTAGCTCCGCCGGTGCCTCCAGTTGAAGTGTAAGATGTTGACCCATTGCCAAAGAATTCATCTTCGGATATAGTAGCACTTGTAATTTCGGTCGACAAATTTGTCAGTGCAGTTGCAAGAGAGGTAAGCCCAACTATAGTTGCCTGAGCAGACAACGTGGTTGCTTGAGATGCTAATAAAGCCCTAGCTGCGGTATATGTAATAGCCATGATGTATTATTTAAGCCAGTGCTATACCAGTGGTTGACTGAATAAATTGGTCAGCAAATGCTTTATCTGTGGCTTCTGCTACTGTTACTGTTGTTTTTAACAGTTTGATTTCTTTGCTAGGGTCTACAGTAAACAAATAGGGCATCAGTCCTGGACCTTTTGGTCCCATGCCAATTACTTGTGGATTCTTTAGTTTATAATATGCAGCCCCATCTTCAACTAATTTGGCAACAATTTCTTCACCACTGGTTAGTTTGAGAGTGATTACTTCACCTTCTGATACGCCTTTGTCAATTAACATGTTTATCCTTGTAAATGTTTTTTAAGTTCTGTAAATCCGCCAATCAAATTTCCATCTAAGAAAATCTGAGGAACAGTTCTTGCATCGGGCACGGCTTCCAAGAGGTCTTCTCGTGTGTATCCGTGCCCTATTTTTCTTTCTTGAATCTCAATGCCTTTTTGTTTCAACAATGCTTTCGCTTGATCACAATAGGGGCAGTTATCTTTTGACCATACGATAGCTGTCATATATTTCCTTGATTAACCTGTGTACACAATCCCGCCGCTCTTGTCTGTAACTCTGACCAGCAGCATGCCTTTGTTTTTGTAACTCAGTGCGGCTGCTATGGCAGATTGTTCGTTGCCATAATGTCCTATTGTGGTCCAAGATTCGTATGGATTGCTTCTTTTGAATTGTGCTTTGTACATAGTTTATTATATAGCTGGAAGGGCATCGTAGTCAAGATTTTCTCCCATGACTCCGATTACATAGTTAGTGCTTTCGCTTTCCTGCAGAGCTGTTTGTTTTTTGCTGGTATCAACGTGTTTGTTAAACCAAGGAATTGGTGTGCTCTTAGGAGCACTTGCCTGATACTTAATACCAATTTCCTTTAATGCTCCAACTGCTGTGAAGTCAACAAAGTCTCGTAGGATATTTGCATTAAGTCCGATAACTGGTCCCATCTTAAACAAGTATGTGGCCCAATCTTTCTCTTCACGGATCACATCCATGTACAATGCGTAGACTTCAGCTTCACACTCTACTTTAGCGGCTGCGAATCGGCTGTCTTCTTTCACTACCTGATTGATCAAATAGGCTGTCCACCCTTTGTGTAACAACTCATCTTGTAGGATCAGTTGGATGATGTTTCCATTGCCCATAAAGATCTTGTTCTCAACCATAGCCAAACTTGTGGCAAATGAAACCATGAAGCGGAATGCTTCTAAGGCATATGATGCGTGTAGTGCCATCCAAATTGCTCGGATATATTCTTTCTCTGGAATATTTTCACCCATTTGTTTACGGCAGTTAACCATATGTAGTGCTTCGTAGTAATTGCCTACACTGCTTGCCATGTCTACAATTTCTTTGGTATCGTGAATGGTGTTGAACACATCCTTGGGCACGTTATAGATGTTACGAATGATATGACTATAACTTTTGCTGTGAATATTAGTTTCAAAGAATGTCCAGTTATAGACTAATGCTTCTAGTTCTGGCAAACTGATAACAGGCATAAAGATTTGACTTGGGCCACGACCTTGCAAACTATCAAGTGCTGTCTGACGTAGTAGGTTTGATGTGAAGATATGTTTCACAGCATCGCTGGCATCTTTGAAGTCGTTTGAATCTTTAGTTAGACTGATCTCTTCTGGTTGCCAAAAGAAACCACGTGCTGTGGCTTCAAAGTCAGCAATCTTTTTATATTTTACTTCTTCAAATCGTTGTATAGTAACTGGACCTGCTGGATCTAAGAACATCTTTCGATTCAAATAGTCTGTTTTTGTGTTTAAGTTGTATTGTGCTTTACTCATTATAGCTTACATGCCTCGCAGTCTTCGTCTTCTTCTATCACTTCACGCTCGTTGTGGAATCCGTTGTAGTGTACTTCTGGTGTTCGTTGTTCTTGTCTACTGCCAGCCTTGTTGATCAAACTGTAGTAGAATGTCTTCAGCCCCCATACATGTGCCTGCATCAAATTCTTGGCAATCAATGTAGTTGGTACCTTGCGGTCCTCAAAGTGTGCAGGATTGTAAAAGGTATTGGTACTAATACTTTGGTCAACATAGGCTGCTAACACTGCCGCAGTTTTTAAATAACCGTCACAGTCTTTCTGTTCCCACATCAGTTGATATTTGTGTTTCAATCTGTTATACTCCGGTACTACCTGTGTGAATGACCCTGCTTTAGATTCCTTAGTGCTGATTAAGCTCATAGGCATTTCGATTCCATTGGTAGAGTTAATAACAACACTACTAGACTCCACAGGTGCAATAGCCATTAGGGTAGCATTTCGCACACCGTGTAGTTTCATTTCTTGTCGGAGTGGTTCCCAGTCGAGCTCTGGAGCGAAGTCGGCGAGTTCGTTGACTCCGGCGGCTCTTCTTTCCCAAGGGAATTCTCCTTGACCATATCTTGTTCGATCGCTGTCTTTGCAACGGCCTCTTTCTTTCGCCAACTCGACCGTGGCTTCTGTAAGGTAAAAGGCTTGATGCTCCATCCAAACTTTAACTTCTGCCAGTGCGTCTTTGTCGCCATATTTTATTCCCCTTCTTGCATGCCAATAAGCAAGGTTAGTTACACCAATACCTAAGGGTTGAATTTCATCGTTGCTGAGTTTACTCTGGATACTCAAGAAATCTTGATAGTCCAAAATATTGCACAAGCTACGCTGTAGTATGCGACACGCACGGCGCATGTCTTCTGGGTTTCGGAACGCACCCCAGTTGATGGATCCCAGTGTGCATAACGCTATGCGTCCCTCCTCGTCGTCTAATCTCTTAAATGAACGGGTTGGCAATAAGATCTCACAGCACAAGTTACTTTGATAAATGGTATGGTACTCAGGATCAAATGGACCTTGATTCATAACGTTATCAATAAACACCAAATAGATGCGACCTGTGTCTGTACGCTCCTTCAAAATGCCCGACTTGAATACTTCTTCAGCGGACATGGTCTTCTTACGTAAGTCTTTACGCTTTTCATACTTAACATACAGTTCTTCAAACCGTTGAATGTTCTTGTAAAATGCTTCATACAAATCAGGAACTTCGTTGGGATCAAAGAATGTTATGTTTTCTTTGTTTTTAAATCTTCTCCAGAAGAAAGCTGACAACACAACTCCGTAGTCCATGTGTCGCACTCGAGTCTCTTCAGTGCCTTGATTGTTTTTCAGCACGATGAGATCATCGAACTGCAGATGCCATATAGGATAAAATACAGTAGCACTGGCATTACGAATACCACCTTGGCTACAACTACGCAGGTCACCAAACCATTTCTTTAGGAATGGTATCATACCTGTGTGTTGGATTTCACCACCTCTGATGGGACTGCCTAGTGAACGTAAACGTCCTATCTCCAAACCAATGCCAGCACGTTTGCTGGCATACTTGGCCATCATTTCTCCCGAAGCAAAGATACTATCAAGATCGTCATCGCTACGTATAAGGACACAGCTACTAAACTGCTTGGTTGGCGTGCCAAGACCAGCAAGAACGGGAGTAGCGAGAGTAAACAAACCATCACTGGCCGCATTATAATATTCCTTAATTAGTTTCATCCTTGCTGTGTTCGGCTCTTCTTTATGGAACACAGTTGCGGCTGCTATCATGTATCGAACTTGCGGT